TTTTTTGCTCAAATTGAATACCCACGCACCAAAAATTAAACACCACTTGGTTGTCGTAAACCAAAAACAAAAATTACAGGTTGTCGTAAACCATAGGTAACCATCATGGAAATGCAAAGCAACAAATTCGCCAGAAACATGATGGCACAGAAGTTAATGTCCGAGAACAAGGACAATCCATTTAACTCCAGGTTCTTTCAGCCAAGTGATGCTTTCTCAAAGCAAAGAACCAGGCCAATACAGGGCCAAATGACATTAGGTAATTTAGCATCATATTTTATGCCTTTTTCAAAAGACATAGGGCCTTACGATGATAGCCCAAGATTAGATCGACCTGGAGGTGTTAATATAGATTTCCCACCAATAGCCAAAGATGCTTATAGTGGTATAATGAAGTTTGGCCAAGCTATTAGAGGTGAATTAAAACCAGAGGAGATACAAAAACTAGCCTTTGATACATCTTTAAATCTTGCAGGTGGTGGTTTAGCTGCATCCAGAACAAGTCTTGTTCCTGAAGGCAGTTTAGGTGTTTTTGCAGGTAAGAGTGCTAAAAATTTTCCTGCTAAATCTCTTTTAAAAGAAACAGATGATAGTAAGTTTTTGCAGCTAAATAATGAATTAGATGTTGTAAAAAATGAACTTACAAAAGGTCGTATGACTTTAGGCGATGAAGCCACAGACAATTTACAGATAAGAAAAAAACAACTTATTGATGAATTAGACAATGAAGCACTTAGACTGACTGCAAACAGGCAAACTCTAACTGATGATTTGGATAAATTTATGCAAAAACAAGATTACAGAACTGGTTTAGCAAATCCTGTTAGTAGGTTTAAAGCAAGTGAAAGAGAATTTGGAACAGGGTTATTTCAGTTACCAGATGGCCAGTATAGGTTTGAGATAGACGATACAGTTGCTACAATGAAAAACCTGGATAAAGTTTTTGTAAATACAGGTAAGTTTGAAGAAATAGTTGCTAATGTGGCAGGGGCAAAAGCCGAGACAAGTGCATTAGGCTCACTCAAGTCATTTTTTGCATCTGAAAATGCAGTCAATTTATCTGACATTATGAATCATAAAGAGTTGTTTGATAATTACCCTCAGTTAAAAAATATCAAGGTTGCTTTTTATAATGATCCAGATTCTTCTACTGCTGGTGCATTTTATAGTTCAAAAGACTTTGGATTTGATGGGATCAATATAAATGTTGGTTTTCGCAAGTCTGGTCTTGAGGATGTAAATCTTGATACTCCAGAAAATAAAGAAAAGATTTTAGATATTTTAGTGCATGAGATACAGCATAAAATACAAGACATAGAAAACTTTTCACAAGGTTCTAATTTAAGCAACGCAGGAATTAGGTTAGTTGATTTTAAATATAGATTAGAAAAAGACAAATATAATGCTTACCCAGAGTTTAAACAATTTGACAATTATCAGAAGGAATTAGAGCCTTTATACAAAGCAAGTTACATAAAACAATTAGATGAAAAAGTTGCTCAAGGTGAGGGTTACCAACCAAGACGTTTATTTAATCAATCTAATTGGTATAAGTTCGGTGATGAAATAAGACAAGAATTGTTTAAAGAACTAGGTTACACCTATCCAAAAGCGAAAAGCCCAAAAAGAGATGCTTGGATGAAAGCAGCTTTTCAAAAATTAAGAGATAAATCATTAAGACAAATGAGAATTGAACTTTACAAGGGTGAAGGTGGTAATGTAGATGACATTTTGGACAAAAACTTATCATTGAAAGAAATGAAATCACAAATAGGTAAGTTACAAAGAAAACAAGACAAAAATTTTAAAGGTTATTTAGAATATACTACAATAAACAAAAAACTTAATGCCATAAGAGAATTTGAAAGAAGGGGGCATGGTTTTGGTGAAAGTGATGCTTTTGACAAATATCAAGTAATTTTAGGTGAAGCTGAAGCTAGAGCCGTACAAGCCAGACGAGGTACAACTAAAGGCGAAATAACTGATTATGTAGATTTTGAAAAAACGTATTTTCCATTTCAACAATTTAATAAAGGTAAGATGGTGAGACCACCATCATATTTTGGTTTGGAATTAGATGATTTGGTTCTTTGATGTCTAAGAAGCTAATAAAACTAGACTATACACCACAGCCTAAACAGGATTTGTTGCACAAGTGCAAAGCCAAGCAGATATTGTTTGGTGGGGCAGCAGGTGGAGGTAAGTCTCATAGTGGTCGTTGGGATATAATAGGTTTCTGTTTAGAGAATCCTGGTTTAAATGCTTTTATTTTTAGAAGGTCATTACCAGAGTTAGACAGTAACCACATTCAGCCTTTGAAGAAAGAGATGCCTAGTGAGTTAGGTGCTTTCAATGAGACAAGGAAAAGGTTTGAGTTTTACAATGGATCGAGCATACAGTTTCAGTATTTAGAACGTGATAGTGACTGTGATCGTATTCAAGGAACAGAAATACATATTTGTTTGATTGACGAAGCAGGTCAGTTTAATGCTTATCAGCTTGGGTATATTAAGAGTAGAATGAGATTAGGGTCTTATGAGCCTGTTCAGAAAGATTACTTACCAAGATTGATTATGACTGCCAATCCAGGTGGTCAATCACATAATTTTTTGAAGGCTTTGTATATCGACCCTGCGCCAAGTGAAACGTATTTTTACGATCATACGATGCGTGACCCTAACAATCCTAAGGATAGGGGTTGGTTGTCGATGTATATACCTGCGAAGATGGAAGATAACAAATACATTGATCCATCTTATGCGAGTTCATTTAGTGGTTTGCCAGAGGAGTTAGGCAGAGCATTAAGAGAGGGTGATTGGGATTTAGTTGTCGGATCATTCTTTGGAGATGTATGGAAACGTGAGTTACACGTTATAAGACCATTTGAGATACCACATCATTGGACAAAGTTTAGGTCTTTTGATTGGGGAAGTGCATCGCCTTTTAGTGTTGGTTGGTGGGCTGTAGCTGAAGGACATGAGACTATACCAGATGATGCTTTGATTAGGTATCGTGAGTGGTATGGAGCAGCAGGGCCAAATAGAGGTTTGCGAATGACTGCCGAAGAAGTTGGTAGTGGCATTAGGGCAATGGAAAAGGGTGAAAGAATAGACTTTGGTGTTGGTGATCCTAGCATTTGGAAGTTTGATGGTGGCCCATCTATTGGCGAAAGATTAGGTAAATGTGGTGTTCGGTTTAGAAGGGCTGATAATTCGAGGGTAGCAGGATGGGATCAGGTTCGTCAGAGGTTGATGGGTGATGATGGAGTTCCTATGCTTTATGTGTTTAGTGATTGCGTTGACACTATTAGAACCTTACCAGTTTTGACCCATGATAAGCACAGAATGGAAGATATAGATACGACACAGGAAGATCATGCAGCAGATGATATTCGTTATGCTTGTATGAGTAGGCCATTCACAAGACAAGCCCCAGAGATAGATGAGGATATTTGGCGAAAGCCAACGATTGAGGAAATGATGAGTGGTTTGGACAACGTAAGCCGACCAGGATCGTGGAGATTATAATTGGAATATGGATTTGACAGAGAACCAACTAAGAAAGCTGACAGGGCTGCTTATTGGAACGATCAGATATTAAAGGCTAGACGTTTTGAGGAAAACTGGCGAGAACGTGCTGAAGGCATAGTTCAGAGGTATCGTGATGATAATGTAAACAGATTTGAACGTGAGACTAGGATGAATATATTTCATTCTAATGTTGATACTTTGAAGTCTGCTTTATATTTTAATACACCGAAGCCAAAGGTTAGCCGTAGATTTAAGACAAATGATCCTATTGGTAGGACTATTGCTGAAGTTGTTGAAAGAGGTTTACAGTATCAGCTAGATATTTACGACTTTGACAATGCAGTAAAGAAAGCCATTGAGGATATGCTGATTGTTGGTCGTGGTGCTATTAGGTTGAGGTATGATCCTGTTTTAGTTACTGGTGAGCCAGAAAGAATACCTGTTACAGTTGAGCCTATTACTGGCATTGGTGAAGTTGCACCAGGTCAAATGGGTGAAGTACAGGTTGCACAAAGACTACTTGATCCTGATGGCAATGAAGTTGACCAAGAGAATGTCAAGCAAGATTCAAGAGGTATGTTTATTGAGGGTGATCCAGTTGAGTTTATTGGAGAACAGTCAATTACCTGTGAACACGTCAACTGGTCAGATTTAACAATATCACCTGCTAGATGTTGGGAAGATGTTAAATGGATTGCTTTTAGGCATTTATTATCTAGGCAGGACTTGGTTGATTATTATGGAACACAGGGTGAGCAGATACCTCTGACTTACAGATCAACAGAAATGTCTGATTATCAGGACAATCCAGAACCTGATATGGCTGAAGTTTATGAGATTTGGGATAAGAGGTCTGGTAAACAAATATTTGTTGCAACAGGTTTTAACGAAATATTAGAGGACTTTGACGATCCTTACAATTTAGATGGTTTTTGGCCAATGCCAGAGCCGTTATATGCAGTCTCCACTACCGACACCACTCTGCCAGTACCAGAGTTGTTTATCTATGAAGATCAGATATTTGAACTAGATTTGATTACACAAAGGATTGCAGCACTTACCGAAGCCCTAAAAAGGCGAGGTGTGTATGATGCTAGTTTTCAAGAACTGATTAGATTATCCGATGCTGATGATAATGAATTTATCCCAGTAGATAACATGGCTATGTTACAGGCAGGTGGTGGCCTTGCTAATGTTATGCAAGAAGCCCCATTGGACAACCTTATTAGGGCATTAACTGCATTATATCAATCAAGGCAGATAGTCATTGAGACTATTTATGAAATCACAGGTATCTCGGATATAATGAGGGGTCAGTCTGCATCTAGGGAAACAGCAACGGCACAAAGGATCAAAGGTCAGTTTGGTGCAATGCGTTTAGTCAACAGACAGCGCAGAATAGAAAAGTTTTTAGACAAAATTATGCAGTTAAAGGCTGAATTGCTTGTTGAGAACTTAGAGCCAACCTTACTTGAAAAGATGACTGCGATTGCTATCCCTCCAGAAGTGGTCGCAGTCATGCGTGATGACCGACTAAGAAGCTATAGAATATCTATAGATACAGAGGAATCTAGTGCTATTGATTCAGCTATGGATCAAAAAAACAGAACCGAGTTTTTGACTGCCACAGTACAGTTTTTACAATCTGTAGGGCCATTGGTAAGTTCTGGTGCATTAGGGTTCGATCAGGCAAAACAGATGTTATTATTTGCAGCTAGGGCTTTTCCAGGTGCTAGGGAATTAGAAGAAAGCCTAGAAGCCATACAGCCACCACAACCACAGGCAAATCCTGCTGATAAGTTGGTTGAGGTAGAAGCTGCTAAAGTACAGGCACAAACTGCACAAGCACAGACAGATGCACAGGTTAAGATAGCGAGACTTGATCTTGATAGGCAAAAAGCACAAGACGATCTAGCAATCAAAAAAGAAAAACTAGAAATAGACGCAGCTAAAATCGTAACTGGCTAAAATGAACAACAGCGAAGCACTAGGCCGTATTGTATGGCTTATGGGTCATTCTAGGCATCATGCAGCCTATAAGGTTAGTGATATTTACAGATTGATCTTACCTGCAATAGCTAACTATCAGTATCGTGTTTGGGATGGTGATAATAACCCACAAGGTTTTATGATTTGGGCTTGGCTCACTGATGAAGCATCTGAAAACTATGAAAGAGGAAGTGTCCACATAACAGGACAGGATTTTGTTGGTGGCAACAACCTTTGGATAGTTGAGTTGGTTATGCCCTTTGGTAATGCCAAACAAATGCTTTTAGAAGCAAGAAAACATTTAGTCAGTCTTTATGGCAAAGGTACAATTCTTCATGGAAGAAGAACTAAGAATAATTTATTTAAAAAGGTGATTTTATAATGGGTGACAGTCCAAGCAACGACTCAGGTCAAGAAGATACATCTGATAGCTTTGATGCAAATATGGGTTTGTCTGAAACTGAAGTTGGTATAGCTTCTGGTGGTGTTGATGATTTTATGGATGCAAATATAGGATCATTACCCACATCAAGATCAAATTTGTCTGATGCAGCAATGAAGTCTGCACGAACAGATCAAAGCCAAAGTCAAGATAGTCAAACTTTTTTTAGTTCAGATGCTGTTCCTGATGCAACGGACTTTAATTTTGCAAACAGCCAAGCTGCACAACAATTACAAGAAAAGGCTAAAGGTCTAAACATACCAAGCATTGTGCCAGGTGCAAGTTTAGTAAATGCCTTAACTGGTCTGCCTTCAAGAATGACACTCAATGCTTTAAATAGAGGTCAAGTACCAACTTACAATGCAGATGGTCAAATAACAGGAACAACAGGTCAGGGTTTTGGCATGGCTAGTCCTACTGGTTCTGTGCCAGGCTATGATTTGTTTACACCTGTGACAACAATAACTAACACAGACATGAATATGGGTGATGACAACAATGAGCCACAGATTATTAGAGCAGCTAACCCAAGAGATGCAGTAGAAGAAGAAACAAGACCACCAGTATCAGATGATTTAGCCGTAAATTACTTACAAGACCCTTTTTATCTGTACTCAGGTCAAGGCAATCTTTATCAGCCTTATGGATATGCACAAAACACATTAGTTGATCTTTTACGAACAAGAAATCTAACACAACCAACACAAGCAGCAGCTAATTTAGGTCTGTTTGGTAATCCAGGAGACTTCATGTAATGCAGGTAGATATGGAAATGGCTGCGAAAGCCTATGCAGAATTATCAGAACAAGAAAAAGAAATAATAAGAGAAGCTGTAGACAGTCCTCTTATGGGAATACTTGCGAAAGTGTTTGGTCAAGAGTTTGTCCAAGCATTAGGGTCATTTAAAAGACCTGCTCGTAAGATGGATGCAGAAATGCGCCAACAAGCAGCAAGGATGCTTATGAGATGAGTAAGAAAACTTACATCTACGTTAACGGCAAACTTGTTGAAAAATCGGAAGCAATAGAATCTCATTCTGTGAATTTGATGAGAGATATAGAGCCATATCAGAATATGAAAGATTTTGGTTGGATTACGTCAAGATCACAGCATAGGGAGTTTTTGCGTAAAAATAACTTTATTGAAGTAGGGAATGAACAAAACCATATATTAAAATGACAGAAAATTTAGAACAGCTAGAAAGCACTCAAGATTCTGCGCCAACAAGCCCAGAAGCTACTAATGAGTCAGCATCAGAGACAGTTCGTGAAACATTGAACAGAGTGTTGGCTAATCAGGAAATACCACAACAAGAAACAGCCGAAACTCCACAAGAGACAGAGGAAATAGAAGAAGAAGCAACAGAAGAAACTGAAGAAGAAGTTGCTGAAACAGAGGTTGAAGAAAAAGCAGAGGGAGAAGAAAAGCCCTTAGAAGCTATAACACCTCCACAACATTGGCCAACTGATTTTAAAGATCAGTTCAATGAAATGGATGCTACAGGTCAGCATTTATTTATGAAAAGATATAAAGAATTAGAAGGTGACTATACCAAAAAAACTCAAGGTGTAGCTAAATACCGAAAAAGACAAGAAGCCTTTGATGAGATATTAAAACCACATATGGATGATTTCTCAAGGGCAGGAATGGATGAGGTTGGTGCAGTAAGACAGTTACTCGCAGCCCACGATTATTTGCGTAAAGACCCTAAACAAGCGATCCAATGGTTAGCTAAAAATTATGGGGTAGATATGTCGGAAGTCGGAATGGACACAGCCGAAGATGAATACGCAGACCCACAAGTGAAAGCATTGCAACAGCAAGTAGCCCAGTTACAAGGTTTTCTAAATCAACAACAACAGACACAAATGCAAAGTGTTCAGCAAGACACACAGTCAATGATCGACAAATTTGCAAGTGCTAAAGATGCCGATGGCAACCTTAAATATCCACACTTTGAAGAAGTCAGGGATAGAATGGGAGTATTGATACAAGGCAACCAAGCACAAGACCTTGAGTCAGCTTATGAGATGGCTATCTATGCAGACCCTAAATTAAGACAGAGTTTGATGGATAACTATGCAGCGACCAAGACACAGAAAGAGGTTAAGACCGAAGCTGTGAAAAAGGCAAAAAAAGCACAGAGATCAACTGTTAGAGGTAACCCAACACCTGCTGAAAAAGCACTTCCAACTGGTTTGTCTGTAAGAGACACAATCTTGAAATCAATTCAACAATTAGAAAATAATGAAAGGGGATAGATTATGGCAAGTCCAAATTTATCGGAAATAATCACCACTACTCTTAGAAACAGATCTAAAAGTTTGGCTGATAACGTAACAAATCATAATGCTTTGCTACGAAGATTAAATGAGAATGGTAACGTATCAACTGTTACTGGTAGACAAATTGTTAGAGAACTTGAGTATGCTTCAAACGGCACAGTTGGGTTCTATTCTGGATATGAGACATTAGATGTTTCACCTTCAGATGTTTTAACAAGTGCTACATTCGACTATAAGCAACTTGCAGGTAATGTAACAATCTCAGGATTAGAGCAAATTCAAAACTCTGGTACTGAAGCTGTTATCAACTTACTTGAGTCAAGAATTGGTGTTTTAGAAAAAACAATGATGAATACATTGTCTACATCACTATATTCTGATGGCACTGGTTCTGGTGGTAAAGAAATCGGTGGACTACAGTTACTTGTAGCAGATGCAGGAACAGGTACAGTAGGTGGTATTAACAGTTCTACATTTACCTTTTTCCAAAATGTTCAGACAACAGCAACAAGTTCTGCGTTTAGCACAGCAAATGTTCAAGCAGATATGAATAATATTTACTTGAGTCTAGTTCGTGGCGCAGATAGTCCAGACTTAATTATGGCTGATACAAATGCCTACAAAGCCTTCTTAGGCTCATTACAGGCTATTCAGAGAGTTACATCTGATACATTAGCAAACTCTGGATTTACAAGTGTTCAGTATCTTAATTCAGACGTGATCTTTGACGATGCTTGTCCAACAAATAAGATGTATTTCTTAAATACAGATTATCTAAGATTGGAAGTTGCAGCTAACAGAAACTTTGTTCCTGGCGAAGCTAAGATGAGTGTCAATCAAGATGCAATGGTAACACCTATGTTTTGGTCAGGAAACTTAACTGTTTCTAACAGAGCCTTACAAGGTGTCATTCACGTTTAATTTTAATTAACAAGAAAGGATAAGTTGTTATGGCAATAGCAGCAATTATGGGTATTGACCCAACAGCCGTAGCTGACACAGCAGAGTTTAGACCTGGTCAGTTAGGTGCTATCATCGATTCAGATGGTACAAAAATCTATAAATACGTTCAGTATGATACTGGAGCAGGTAGTGTTGCAGCCACAAGTGGTAATGCAGCATATTACTACACATTAGATGGTTATAAAAATCATCAGGTAACTTCTGATCTATCTGACTCTGTAGAAATAGGTGCAGGGATTTTACAATCAACACCTACTGATGGTCAGTATTGTTGGGTTCAGATAAAAGGCCCTGCAACAATGGCAGCAGCATTAACAGCAGGTGCAGATGGTGACCCACTAACACCAACTGGTTCATCTGATGGAAAGCTAGACGTTACTGCCGATGTCACAAGCCATGTTTGTGCATTTGCAGGAGACATTTCAGATAAAGAAATTATCTGTGATTTTCCTATGTAAATAAAATTAGGGGCAGGGCAACTTGCCCCTTACTAACTAATCTGGAGGGATTTTATGAGTGTAGAACCACAATTTTATGAACGTGAGTTCAATGGAAAGATGCGTGATTTTGTAAGGATCACAATAAAAGGTATGAAGGATGTTTTTGAATGTCCTGTAAGGCCAGAAGATTTAACAAGGTTTCCAACTGAATGGGAAGCCTACAAAAAGACAAAAGGTAAGAAAAAAACAAAAGGCACTTCACTTAAAGAATTACCTGCTATGAGTGAGCCAAGAAGGGTAGAGTTAGAACTTGTTGGTATAGAAACTGTAGAACAGTTAGCAGATGCAGACGTTGAGATATTGCGTAACATTGGTGAGCCTTATGTTGAGTTACAAAGAATTGCAGAGTTGCAGACTAAATCAAAGCCTAAGATAGAAAAAGTACACAAACCACTTAATTTAGGAATACCAGATGAGCCTATTGACGATATGCCAAAACGTAGCTGATTTTACAGGTTTTGAAAGAGAAACAACAATAATTGGTAACACTTCACCAACTGCAAGGCAGTTACTAGCTTTGGCGCAACGTGAAGGCAAACAGCTTATGAGGTCACATACTTGGCCTATATTGTTAAAAGAGCATACGTTTTCTACTGCTAATGGTACACAATCTTATGCTCTACCAACTGATTTTGACAGATTTGTAGGTGATACGGCTTTTAATAGAACTGACTTAGATAAGTTTACTGGCCCACTTACACCACAACAATATCAGTTAGACAGGCATGGAACAGCTAGTGCAGGTATTACTCAAAGGTTTAGATTAAAGCCAAGTTCTAATGCACTTAGGTTTGATATTACACCTACACCTACTGCAACAGAAACAGTTGGTTTTGAGTATGTAAGTAGTCATTGGAATCAAAAGACAGATGGTACATCTCAAGCAGCTTTTACTGTAGATAGTGATACAGGCATATTAGATGAATTATTAATAGAAATGGGTGTAACCTGGCGATTTAAACAGATGCACGGCTTAGACTTTGCTGAAGATTACAGGCAGTATCAACTAGAGTTAAGACAGGCTATATCACGTTCTGGTGGCTCACCGACTATTACATTAGATGATGCAAGAAGATTAAGAGTAAGCCCATATAGTTATAACTTGCCTGATAGTGGTTATGGTAGTGTCTAATGCTTCAACCATTAAGATCAGCAAACAGATATAATGTAAAATCTGTAAATATACCTGCACCTTTTGGTGGCTTGAACTCAAGAGATAGCTTAGATGCTATGCCACAAACAGATGCAATAGTGATGAGTAATTTCTTTCCAACTGTGGAAAAGATAACAACAAGAGAAGGTTACAGTAGTTTTTGCACAGGCATAGGCACTGGTAATGTTGAAACATTAGTAGAACATAATGCAGGAGCAAACAGACAGTTACTAGCTGTAGGGTCAAATGGCACGTTATATCAGATAGATTCTGGTACTGCTGTTAGTAAAAAAACAGGTCTATCAAATGGTAGATTTCAGACAGTTGAATTTAATGGTTTAACCATTTTTGTAAATGGAGCAGATACACCCTTTAGTTGGAATGGCAGTTCAGCATCAAACCTAAGTATAACCTTGTCAGATAGTGCTAGTGCATCAACACTAAAGGGTGTTACAGCCTATAAGAACAGGTTATATTACTTTACTGGCACAGATCAGAATTTTTACTATTCGGCTACTGTGGACACACATCAAGGTAATTTTACTAAGTTTCCTGTAGGTTTGGTTGGTACATTTGGTGGTAACCTAATACAGATTGGTGTTTTGACACAAGATGGTGGTGAGGGTATTGATGACCTTCTAACCTTGATAATGAGTAGTGGTGAGGTATTGGTTTATTCTGGTACTGATCCTAGCGCATCTAGTTTTGCATTGGTTGGTACATTTAGGATAGCAGAACCTATAAATGAGCCAAGAGCCATAGCTAAACTTGGTGGTGATTTAATAATTATAACAAAAGAAGGATATTTACCTTTATCACAGGTTTTTAGACAAGACCTAGTTGGTAATAGAGCAGCAGCTATAAGTGAAAAAATAAGAGGTACAGTCATAAACCAAGTGGCTTCTACAGGCACTTCTACTGGTTGGCAAATACACGTTTCTGCTGATGGCTCAAAGGTATATTTTAATTATCCTACTGGCGATGCAACAGATACTTTTAACCAACACGTTTTTAACCCTATAACAAGGGCTTGGGCTATATTTCAGAATATACCTGCTCATGTCTTTGCAAACTTTAATGGTGATACATACTTTGGAACAACAGATGGCAAGGTATATAAGATAGGTGGTGTTGCAGACTTATCAGCAGCCATTACTGCTGACGTATCATTTGCTTTTAATTATTTTGGCGATAGATCGAGTGTAAAAAGGTTCTCAAGTATTGCGCCTACATTTGAAGCTATAGGTGATGTAGCATTTGATTTTGGTTTGGCTATAGATCAGAGAACACCATCAGGAATTAATTTATCAACTGGGTCATTTGATTCAGAGGTTGCTGCTTGGGATGAAGCAGAATGGGATTTAGATTTTTGGGGCGATACAATCGCAGCAGGAATAATACAAAAAAGAAAAGCAGTAGGATCGCTTGGTAGATCAGCTTCTTTGAGGATCAAAGTGGCATCATCAACGCAGGTTGTCAGCATAATAAACAGTAATTTTCACTTCTTACCAGGAGGGCCATTGTAATGCCTTTTAGTAGTGGCACATTTTCAAGAATATACGATTGGACAGATGACAGAGATAATGGCATCAAAATTCGTGCAGATCGTATGGATCAAGAGTTTGATGGTATAACAACTGCCTTAACAACTTGTATTTTAAAAGATGGCACACAAACAACAACAGCTAAGATACCATTTGCAGTAGGTTTATCTATTATTGATAATCAAACACTGTTACTTGGAACAAACTCTGACATAGCAATACAATATGATGAAAGCACTAATGATAGTTTAGAGATAGCTGCAAATGTTGAAGGTGCTGCATTAGGTATAGTGCTAAAAGCAGATCAGGGCGATGATAACGCAGATCAGCATAAACTGAGTATTGCAGATGGTGGCACACTTACATTAGCAAGTAAAATTAGTGGATCATTTGTTACTTACCTAACACATACACCAAATGCTACTGTTGCTGACTCTACACTAGCTGTTGCAGGTAATTTAACAGTTGGTGGCGATACAACAATTACTGGTGATCTCACTATAAGTGGCGATGACCTAACTATGGGTACAAACACAGCAGGTCACTTACTCATAGCTGATGGCACAAACTTCAACCCAGTATCAATAACTTCATTGTCAGCAATAACAAGTGTGGCTAGTGATGATGTTTTGATGGCTGTTGATACATCTGGTGGTGGTTTAAAAAAGATTACAAGAAGTGCTTTAGTCTCAGGTCTTGCAGCAGGTACTATGTCAAATATTGTTGAGGACACTTCTCCACAATTAGGTGGTGACTTAGATGTTCAATCAAACTCTATTGTGTCTACAAGTAATGGTAATATTGCACTAAGTCCAAATGGCACAGGTGTTGTCAGAATAGATGGTAACGTAGATATACAAACTGGTGAGATTGTTCTTAAAAATGGTGGATCTCAGTCAAACATAAAATTTTATTGTGAATCAAGTAATGCACATTACGCACAACTTACTGCTCCTGCTCATTCAGATTTCTCAGGTAATGTCAGCATAGTTTTACCAACAACAGCAGGAACTTTGGCACTTACATCACAAATACCAACATCAGGTATATCTAGTGGCAATGTGGCTACTTTCGGATCAGGTGTTGTTGACGATGACTTTTTAAGAGTAAATGGCACAACAATAGAAGGTAGAAGCGCAAGTGAAGTTCTAAGTGACATTGGTGCTGTAACAGAAGCAACGGCAGAGTCAAATGCTGTAGCACTTGCAATAGCTTTAGGATAAGGAGAAAAAATGGCAAACACTTTTAAAGTAGTATCTCACGATGTGATGCCCTCAAGTGCAGGAACACCACAGGATTTATACACTACACCAAGTAGCACTACGACTGTTATATTAGGATTAGTCATAGCAAATGTTCATACAAGCCAGGTAACAGCAGATGTTAAGTTAGTTTCTGATACAAGTGGTGGTGGTAGAGCAGCTACGAACACAACAACATTCTTACTGAAAGATGCACCTATCCCAGTAGGATCATCATTAGAAATATTATCAGGTAATAAGGTTGTTTTAGAAACTACAGATAAATTGCAGATAGATTGTTCTGTGGCAGACAAGGTGTCGATTACATTATCTATCATGGAGATTACATAATGGGTTATCTTGGCAATCAAATAACAACAGTATTTCCTACGTCTATTAGTGTTGATAGTGCAACAATAAGTGGCAATACAACTGTAGGTGGCACATTAGGTGTAACTGGTGCAACTACTTTATCAAACACATTAGGAGTTACTGGTGTATCTACTTTATCAGATAATATTGTTTTTGGTGCTTCTAATAAAGGTGTTCATCTTGGTGTAACTTCTGCTACTGCATCTAATTTAATTGATGATTATGAAGAAGGAACTTTTACCCCAGGCTATAGTCAATCTTCTGCAAACAATGTTACATTAGGTAAATACACAAAAATTGGTAATATGGTTATAGTAAACATAAGACTTGCAGTTAGACAAACTTCATCAACAACTTCTTTAGGTAAAATATCAGGTTTACCTTTTACAATACATGATAACTGTAGTCATCTTACTGTAAATACAAGAGAGTATCAAACAACTGGCAATCATTATCATGCAAACTTAAATCCTAGTACAACAGAAACATATACTTTCACAAGATACGATAATACTGGAACTTTTACTGCTAATACAGATTTTGGTTTTGGTTTAACTTTCGCATATGCAATACAAGGTTCATAAGGAGAAATAAAGTGGCAATAACAAAAATAACAGAAGTACCAAAGATAGAAGTCGTAGGCACTTGGAATATACAAGTGGCAACTGATACAGTTATTAAAGAAGATGGTACTGAAATAAGTAGGTCAAGGCATCGTCATGTACTACAACCTTTTTCATCAGATTATGTGGTAGAAAGTGATGGATCAAAAACATGGACTCACAAAGCTACAGATATAAGTGGTGAAGATGCAAGTGTACAAGCAATAGCTAATGCTATATGGACAGATAAAGTTAAAGCTGATTATAAAACATTTAGAGAAAATGGTGAGTAAACAATGCCATATATAGGAACAAGTCCAAGCAACGGAGTAAGACGAGTACATACCTACACAGCTACTGCTAGTCAGACTACATTTACTGGTGCTAGTAGTGAGGGTGTAACTCTATCTTATGTTGATACAAACTACATTGATGTATTTCAGAATGGTGTATTGCTAGGTAGTGCAGACTATACAAGTACCAGTGGTACGTCTGTTGTATTGGCACAAGGTGCTAGTGTTAATGACTTGATTGTTATTGTTGTGTATGACGTATTCTCAGTGGCAGATACAGTAAGTAAGACTAATGGTGGTAGCTTTGATAGTGGTGTTACTATGTCAAGTACACTTAATGTTACTGGTGCTACTACATTAACTGGTGGTGTTTCAGGTAGCACAACATTTAGTGGTGCAGTCACTGCTAATGCAGGTGTTAGCATAGACAATATAACTATTGATGGCACGGAAATTGATTTGTCTAGTGGTGATTTATCAATAGACGTAGCAGGAAATGTACAAATAGATGCTGATGATAATGGTGAAGTGAGACTTCTTGATGGTGGCACTCAATATGCAGCAATAAAGAAAGATGGTAATAATGCTGTTTTTCAATCTATAGTAGCTGATGGTGATTTTGTTATACAAGGCGTAGATGGTAGTTCATTTATAAATGCCATATATATTGATATGTCAAACGAGGGTGCTGTAGGAATAAACAATACTGCTCCTGCTGCTAAATTACAGGTAAATACAGCAAATATGGGAAATTTAGATGCAGTTGCTCTTAAAAACGAAACTAACAATGTTGGTGGTTATTTTATTAGGTTTAGAAGGTCTAGTGATGCTGAAATAGGTTCAATAGAACAAACTGGTGGTGGTGCTACTGTATCATACAACACAAGTTCTGATTATAGATTAAAAGAAAATGTAAACTATACTTTTGATGCAACAACTAGATTAAAGCAACTCAAACCTGTAAGATTTAATTTTATAGGTGATACTGCTACTGTTGATGGATTTTTAGCACACGAGGTTTCAGATATTGTTCCTCATGCAATTAGTGGTAAAAAAGATGCCACTGAAAATTATACAGATGAAAATGGTGATGAGCAAACTGTAATAAAGCCACAAGGTATAGACCACAGTAAACTAGTACCTCTTTTAACAAAATCACTACAAGAAGCACTTACAAGAATAGAGACACTCGAAGCAAAAGTTACAGCATTGGAGAACGCAGAATGACCAAAGCAGCAGAATTAGCAAAGATGGGTGAAGTCATAACTAACGACCAAATAGGAGGTCGTAGAAACGTCATAATTAATGGAAGTCAACAGGTGGCACAAAGGGCAACCTCAGTAGCTGATGTCGGTGGTTCTCAAGGTTACTTTTGCACAGATAGATTTAAAAGTACACTTTCAGGAACTGCTGCAAGATATACTGTTTCTCAAGATTCTGATGCTCCTGCAGGTTTTAGTAAAGCCTTAAAATATGATGTAACTACTGCTGATACTTCCGTAGCTGCTGATGAGTTTCATGCAATATCATATAGAGCAGAGGGTCAAGATATTTCTCATTTTGAATGGGGAACAAGTGATGCAAAGAAATGTACTTTTAGTTTTTATGCAAAAGCAACCACTGCACAAACTGTTGTTGTAAATTTTGTTAGAGCAACGAGTGGTACTTCAAGAAGTGTGTCAAAAGCATTTAGTATAACAACTTCTTACCAAAGATTTACTTTTACTTTACCTGCTGATACAGGTGGTTCTGCACAAGTAGAAACTAATGCTGAAGGATTAGCAATACATATTGGATTTGGTGGAGGTAGTAACTTTACAGGTGGCACAATAAACGAAACATGGGAAGATATTACAAATAACAAAAGATTTGCAGGTGTTGGAAATTTAGCATCCAGTACAGATAACAACTTTTTTATTACAGGAATACAACTAGAAGTAGGCTCACAAGCCACACCATTTGAGCATAGGTCATTTGGGGAAGAACTAGCTTTGTGTCAGAGGTATTACACTGTGATTGCAGATGGTGCTGAAAATTCAAGTGGTACACTTGCACCTGGTATAACATATAATTCTACAACAGTTTATGGTGTGGTGGAATTACCAACTCCTATGAGAACAAATCCAACTGGTGAAGTAACTGATGTTAGTAATGGTATGGTTTTTATTAGAAATAATTCTAATGATGCTATTGACGATGTTGCTTTAAGTGTATCCAATCCACAAAGAATAGAATTTTATAATCAGACAGATATAAGTGGTGGTACTGCAGGTCATGCAGGATTTTTTAGGTTTAATAATGCAAGTTCAAAAGTTGCAGTAACAGCAGAGTTATAGGAGTAATTTATGTTTGATAGTGTTAAAAAAAATATAGACCCAGCAACAGGAAAATTATGTAGTTATAGAGCTACTAAAAGTAATTCTAATATAATCTTACATATACCTTTAGCTCCTGATAATATAGACTACCAAGCAATCCAAGAATGGGTCAAGGAAGGCAATAAAATAGAGGATGCTGATTGATGGCAAAACCTAGTGTGCAATCTGTAAAGGCTGAATTAGATACACTAGCAGCACTTAGCCAGGAAAGATTTATAGAGTTACTTAATAGAGTTAAAAGACTAGAAGCTGTACTAATTGGATCAGCAGGTACAACCATCGTGCTTCTAATATCAATAATTATTAAAAACTAATACGTAGGTAAATTATGTTATGCTTGAGATGTTGGCAGCAGCCAATGCAGCTTATGCTGTCATTAAAAAAACCATCGAAAATGGTAAGGAGATAAGTTCGGCAGGAGCAGCCATAGGCAAATTTGTAAGCGCAGAGGATCAATTACAAAAAGATTTACATAAACGTAAAAACAGTTTGTGGACTAATTTTTTAGGTAAACAAGACAATGACCTAGAAGAATTTATGGCTTTAGAAGAAATAAGAAGAAAGAAAGAGCAACTTAGAGAATTTATGCAACTTTATGGCAGACCTAATCTCTACACAGATTATTTGGCGCATTGCTCTGAAGCAAGAAAAAGACGTAAACAAGCTGCAATTGATCGGCAAAAAAGAAAAGAAAAAATTGAAGATATAATTTTAAAAACTGTTTTGGCAATATTAATTACTGCTTTATGTGCAGGTGTAGTAACTGTCCTAGCAATTATTGCTAAGAAAAAAGGTATAATATGACTGCATTTATGTTGGCTTGTTATCTTAATGGTGTAGCACAAGGCGCAATTTATTTTAGAAATGTTGCAGATTGCACATTCTATACAGAGTATTTAAGTGAACAAACATACGATAGTGCTACAGGTGAGAACATGAAATACAACTGTATATGTAAACTTGTGCCACAAATAGATAAAGACAAAGTAAGAGTATATTAGTGATTTCTATAGTTACAAACATAGATGATTATGTAAGAGCATGGGTTGCGAAAAAAATTGGGATTAGAGGGTTTGGGCCAAGTACAGCTATTGGTGTTCAAAGAGATAATCAGTTGATTGCAGGTGCAGTTTTTCACGATTACCGAGATGGACAGATTGAAGCTAGTTTAGCATCCTCCTCCCCTAGATGGGCTACTCGGTCTGTCCTGTATTCTTTGTTTGCTTATCCATTCATACAATGTGATGCAAACAGATTGCTAGTTACTTGCGATGAAAGTAACCACAAAGCCATGAAAATGAACAGACAGTTAGGTTTTACACCAGAGGGTATATTGAGACAGATGTATTATCCCAATGATGCGATTATTTGGGGAATGTTAAAAGATGAATGTAAATGGATAAAGAAAACTAAGAAGGAATTAAAATATGGGTAAAAGCAGTCCAACTCCACCTCCTGCACCTAATCCAAATGAGTTAATTAATGCTCAAGCTAATGCCAACAGGATTACACAGTTTACACCTTATGGTAATTTATTATTTGGTTCTGTAGGAGATCAGGGACAGTTTGTGCAAGGTGTAGTACCTGAAGATGGTCAAGCAGCAGCATTTACACAAGAAACACCTTTTCAAGCACAACTAAGAGCAGCTACAGAAGGTACTGGTTTAGGTCTTGGTAATCTTGCATTTGGTAGAGTTACAGGTCGTACAGTTATAGGGCAAAATCCTGATGGTACACCTATATTCCAAGATGATCCTGACTTTCAAAATCCATTTAGAACAGCACCAACATTATCAGGTATAAGTGCAGCACAAGAGATTGATCCCACACAACTTGCTAATTTACAAGCATTTAATCAAAATATAGGAACAGATGTAGGCTTACCACAAGCACTAAGCACAGAGGGTTTGACTGCTTTACAATCTGACCCAGAAGCATTTAGAAGCACTATTGAACAAACTTTGTTTAATAGACAGTTAGGTTTGTTACAGCCAGAGTTTACTAGACAAAGAGAAGAACTAGAAACCAATCTAATAAATCGTGGCATACCTATTACAAGTGATCCATATAACCAAGCTGTAAACAGGCTTGAATCACAACAAAATGAACAACTACAGAGACTAGCGCAACAGGCTACATTAGCAGCAGGTCAAGAATCTGATAGATTAGTCAATCAGGCTAGACAGAATAGGGCTATGGAGTTTGGTGAAAGAGCAGCCACAGGTGAGTTCGGACTAGCGAGACAACAACAGGCATTTGGACAAGATGCAGCCAATGTTCAGTTACAAAACGCAGCAAGACAGCAACAGATAGCCGATCAGTTACTATCTAATCAAATTGCACAACAACAAAGACAACGTGAAATAGCTGAAAGAAATGCACTAAGAAGTCAGAACTTTAATGAGTTAGCAGCCTTACTTGGTGGCCCACAAATACAACAAGCTAGTTTCTTTGCACCAGGAGCAATAGATACTCAAGGAGCATTTGCAGCACAACAGGCAGCACAACAAAATGCTTTCAATCAAGCTATGGCAAGTAGATCAGCAGATTTAGGTGGATTATTTGGATTGGCAGGTAATCTAGGCGCAGCATACTTACTTAGATAGGATAAATAATGGCAATATCACCAAGAACAATGATGGGGTTACCAAATAGTCCAAGTTTTAGATATAAAGCACTAAACCCTGCGTTTCAATCTGATCCTAGACGTATATTAGGCCAACAACTACAACAGCAAGGTTTATCGTCAGCACCAGTAAGAACACCCTTACAAGGTCTTGGTAGACTTAGTTCTGCATTGATTGGTGCTTACCTACAAAAAGGTGCAATAGACCGACAGGTGGCAAGAGAAAATGAATATCAAAATCAACTAGCAAATGCACTAGCTGGTATAGATTTAAGTAAAACACCTATATTATCAGGTTTATCAAATGTTGCACCAGAAGTAGCTTTGCCACTAGCAGCTAATATGGAAATTACAAAAGCCACACAAAAACCTACTGAAACATTTACAACACTATCAAATGAACAAGCTCAAGCAAAAGGACTTGATACAAGTAGAGGTCAGGTTTACCAAATAGGCTCTGTAAGTGGATCAATTAAAAACATTAGTGGCTCACAAACAGGTAGCATGGGAAGTATGGCAAATATGCTTAACCGAGCAATAGAACTAAACAATAATCCAAATAGATCAAATGCAGAAAACCAAGAACTTTTAGGTCTAAAGCAAATTTTATCAAGGCCAACAAACATAAACGTAGTAAATCCAGAAACAAATAATATAGAGTTGAAGCAAATACCAGGTATTAATTTAGAATCAGTTTTGAGTGGCAATGTAAGTCAAGCATCACAAAATGGTACAAAACCAGAAGAAAAACCTATTATTACAAAAACATCTAAATTATCTGAAAAAGAAGCATCTTTTGTTTCAGATGCAGCATCAGCATCAAATGATATTAAAACAATTATAGATATTATGTTTGGTGGTGACCTTCAGAATGGGCAGTATAATCAAAGTGTAGCAGTTCTTTCTGGATCATCTATTGGAAGGGCAGGAAGTGGAGATGCACAAAAATTATATAATGCCATACAGAACCTAGTTGACCTTAGACTAAGAAAAAGAACTGGTGCAACAGCTAATCAGCAAGAAATTAATCTTTATTTAAGTCAAATTGTACCAGGCATAACAACTAGAGGTAGCACAGTTCGTGCTAATGTTGAGAGGTTAATAATTGAACTAGGAACAAATATTGAAGCCTTCAAACAAGGTAGATCAATCAAAAATTTACCAAACATAAATGTGAATGATTACTTGAAAAAAAGTGACCAAAAAACAACTAGCAACAAAATCAATCTTCCAAACTAGGATATACAATGGCTAAACAAGTATCTATTGATGAAAGTGGTGCATCATTTGCTATAAGAGCAGCAGTAGGCAATGCCCCTGACAATCAAAGAAAATCTATATTAGAAAAATATTATCCAAAGGTTTACACAGCACAAGATTTACAAAAAGCAAATCCTAACCTTGATATTGTAAATAAATATGGTGCAGATAATCTTTTCTTTTTAGATAGAAATGACAACCTAACTGTTTACAACCCACCTGGACTTGATTGGGGAGATATACCAAGTGTAGGCAGAGAATTTGCTAGTGGAGTAGGTGGTTTTATTGGTGGTGCTGTAACATCTCCTGGTGTAGTTACAACTCCTGTTGGTGTTGCTATGGGTAGTGAAATGGGTGGTCAATTATATGATGTAGTAAGTGATGCCCTTACACCTGGTAATGTTGAAAGACCTTTAGCACAAAACATTATTAGAGCAGGTGAGAACATAGGCATGGAAGCCGTTGGTGGTGCTGCTGCTGATAAATTATTAAAAGGTGTACAATCTGGGATAAAAAAAGGCACACAAACTTTAAGTGGTATAAGACCAGGCCAAAGAGCAAGTGACTTTGATAAAATTGGAGTACAGCCAACAGTTGCCACATTAACAGGTAGCAGAGGTGTTGCTAATGTTGAAGAAGTGCTAGGTGGTAATATATTTGCTGCTGACATTATTGGTGCATCAAGAGATAAATTACAAAAACAACTTCAAGATGTAGTAGGTAAAATTACAAAAGATTTAGGCGATGCTGCACCAAGTATTCAAGATGTTGGCACAATAATAAAAACAGGTTCAAAAAATTATTTTGAAAAAATACAGAATAAAAAAGAAGCTTTGTATGGGGCAGCTTTTGATGCAGCAGGTAATGCAAAAGTAAATTTAAACAATATAAGAACATTGAAAGCAAATTTAGAAAATGAATTAGCTTCAGCACCTAACACATTGAAAAGTATATATAAACCATCATTAGATAAAATTAATAATTTGTTAAATGATGCTACCGATGGGTCTGTGCCTTTAAGTGCTGCTAGACAAATTCGTACTGAAATAGGTAGAATAATTGGCCCTGCTACACCAGGAAAAATAAAAATTGAGTCTACAGGTGATGGCAAGTTAAATGCTATTTATGGTGCGTTGTCAAAAGACATATTTGCATCTGTTGATGCTGTTAGCCCAGAAGCAAGTAGGTTGTTAAAAAAAGCAGATCAATATAATAAGTTCGTTTCTAAGAAAACAGGTGGTGTAGAAAAAACTATTGAGACTATTCAAAACAAAGCACTTGATTCACAGATTTTTACTTTTGCTATGCAAGGTGGCAAACAAGGAAGTCAAAGAATAAAAGAGGTTTTTAAAACACTTACAAAACCAGAAAGGGATGCTGTATCATCAACTATATTTTCAAGATTAGGTTATAACAAAGCTGATCCTAATTCTGGTTGGTCACCCACAACATTTTTAAATGAGTGGAATAAATTAGATACAGGTGTTAAGAGAGTTTTATTTAACAGACCAAGACAAAAAGAAATAGCAAAAGAAATAGATAGTCTTGTAAGGGTTGTAAGAACAGTTGATGAAAGACGTTTGCTTAACAATCCATCAAGAACTGGGTCTGTAAATATTGGTTTTGCTAATGTAACATCATTACTTACATCAGGTGGCTTATTTCTTACAGGACAGCCAGTTGCAGGTGCAGCAGTAGGTGCAACAGTTTTAGCACCAAGATTTGCTGCAAAGCTAATGACAAGCCCTAAATTTATTAGATGGGTAAAATCGACTGCTCAAGTGGCTAACACAGCACCTAATCAGCTAGTAACACAATTTGGTAAATTAGCAGCATTACCTGGTAAAGATGGTGAACTTGCAGAAGCTATAAATGCTTTTACAGGTAACCTTCAACAAAATTTAGCATTACCAACAGTTAATTTAGAATGACCCAAAAAAAACTACAGAAAGAATCTATCTACGCAGAGTATGACGAAGATGGTGATGGGATAGTTAGTGACGAAGAACTAAGTCATGTAAGTGAAATAAAGAAGCTAGAACATGATTTACGAAAACAAAGAGCGCAAAGACGTATGGCAACTGCCAGTTTGGTTGCTATGGCTTTGTTTACTTTTGCTATGTTCTTTGTCGATTTGGAAAGAGTTAAGGCTTTGGCAGATATTAGTAATCTTTTTTATATCACTGGTGGTGGTATCGTTGCTGCATACATGGGTGCATCTGCTTTTATGAATAGGAAATAATATGTTTTCAGCCCTTATTGGGCCTATAGCTAACCTTGCTAGTTCTTGGATGGAATCTAAGGTCGAAAAAGTTAAAGCTGATGGCCAAGCTAAAGTTGCTCAAGCTAAAAGTAAAGCAGCAGTAGCAGAAAAAATAGCATCAGGTGAGATTGCATGGGAAAAATCTATGGCTGATGCCACAGATAGCAGTTGGAAAGATGAGTTTGCTCTAATTGTTTTACTACTACCTGCAATATTAGTCTTTATACCGAGCATGACAGAGTATGTCAGACAAGGTTTTGAAGTCTTAAATACATTACCAAAATGGTATCAATATCTTTTATTTATAGCCGTTTCTAGTTCATTTGGCATTAAAGGTGTTGGTCAAGCAATGAAACTGATGGGGAAAAAATGAGTAATATTTACATGAGGTTATACGATTTCTTTCATGCAATAGCTGATATTTTTTGGAAAAAATATGTTGATTCAATAAAAAAGAGGGCAAAGCAAGATCATGGCATTACTAAGCAAAAAAAAGAAAAGCAGCAAGAAAAAAGCAATACCAACAAACAAGGCTCTGTACGCAAGAGTAAAAGCCGAAACAAAAAGAAAATTTGACGTATATCCATCAGCTTATGCCAATGCTTATTTGGTCAGAACGTATAAGAAACGTGGTGGAAAGTATAGGACTGCATAATGGCAAAGCCTACTGGTGGACTTACAAAGTGGTTTAAAAAAGAAAAATGGGTAGATATTTCTGCGCCTAAAAAGGGTGGTGGTTATGAGAAATGTGGTCGTAGCAAAGCCAAAGGCAGTAAGAGAGGTTATCCTAAGTGTGTTCCATCTGCAAAAGCTAAGACTATGACTAAGGCACAGATAAGGTCGGCTGTAAAACGCAAACGTGCCAATCCTAAAGGTAAAGTAAAAACCATACTTAAAAAGAGGAAAAGATAATGCCATTTAGTAAATATTCTCCAAAGCAAAAAAAACTAGCTAGAACAGCCCCACCAAGAAACAAAATTACAGGGGCAGATTTCAAGAAACTCAAAAAGAAAAAGAGGAAAAAGTAATGGCAAAAGGTGTAAAGCATTATTTTAGAGATGGTACAGAACACAAAGGTGGTATGCACAGGATGCCTAATGGCAAGTTACATTCTGGTAAGACACATACTAAATCTTCAAAACCATTATTTCACATGAGAGAACTATCCAAAACTGCACAGGCTAAAGCTAGAAAAAGAAAGTAAGATCATGGATATTGAGCAGTTAAGAAAAGAACTTGAAGCTGATGAGGGTGTAAAGAAGAACGACAAAGGCAATCACATAACCTACTTTTGCAGCGAAAATGT